CTATTGGCCTTTAAAAATATTTGATGCATCTAATTACATGATGTTTAGTTTGTTTTCATCATTTATTACAAAATATATTAAATCATCGGGTGTTTTAAAAAATTTTATAATTCCTATACTATTAGGAATACTTATATACCTACAATTGCCTGTCATGGTTTCTTTAGTTGCCGCATTATTTAGTTCTACATTGCACCCGCATTTTTTGCAATATTGGGCAGGTATTTTTCTTTCATGGAAATACATTAAAAAATATGTTAAATCTTTTTTGAAAATTATAACTGGCTTAAAAAAAATAAGTTATGGTGAGACACCGGTTGATACACAGGTTTATTATCAAACGAATCAATATTTAAAAGACGTTTGGAATCAGGCGGGGGGGGAGGAAGCGGACACAGATTGGGAAAAGGTTACTAAAATTGTTGATTATTTAAATCAACAAGAAAAAGAATTATCAAAGACGACTAGTGGTCTCAATTTAGATGATAAAATACGTAAATCTATTGAAAATAAATATAGCGGTGACGGCAGTGCAGTAATGGAACGAGTACGAATATATAACGAGGGGGCGGACAGCGCGTCCGACCTGTACCTCGCACAAAAAGAGCTTAAAGATTATATTGATCCCGATGACCTGCTGCCGAGCGAGAGCGATTGGTGGGAAAATTTTAAGAATATTAATTTTTTAATTGAATTATGGGTATTAAAAAATGTAACGTTTTATTATCATGATACCAATGACGTGCGCAAAGGCAAACGTAAAACAGCTAATGAAATTATAAGCAATTTGAACGCTGATGATGGAATCGATGATGAAGAAGGAATAATAAAAACTATTTTGCGCAAAGTTGAGGATGATGAAAAGCGTATGAATGATAAAGAATTTATCACGCAAAAACAAAAAATAAAAGATGGTATGTGGTCTTGGGAAGAATGGAGTGATAATACCGGACGGGGTACTGGTATAGAGGAAACCGATTCTAGCGAGCTAACTGGCACCGATGGGGGGAGCTATTACAAATATAAGATAAACTGGAAAATAGAAAAAAGAAAAAAACAAAAACAAATTGACAAAGACAGAAAAAAAAACCAAAAGCGTTATGATAGGAAGGCATGGGTGGTGTTGGGCGCGTGTATTGCATTACAAACAGCGTATTACGTTATTAATTATAATCTAGCAAGGAGCAACTCAAGTGATATCGAGTCTAAAACTATTTCAAATGATAATGATAACGGGTCTAAAATTAATTCAAGTGATACAAATGCTGTTGGTGGTAGTGCTCGTGTGCGCGATCAATCCAAAGCAGTTCTCGCGTCTAAGCTCGGTGAGAAAGGAGCGTTAGTGTTTACTGCTTTTGACTATTTTGAAAGGATATTAAAATCATTCGGCTCGGGTTTTATTTTTCTATTATCAACGGGGACCACAATAGCTACAAAAAACGCGTCCTTAACGGCGGTCATAGTATCATTACTTAAACTTATAGCAATATACTTAATATTTGGATGGTGGGTGATACCAACGTACGGTCTAGGAATATGCATAGCCTACTCAATATCAACACAAATGAAGATAATTTCATTGTTAATGTTTAGTTCTTTAAATAAGAAATATATTAATGCTACGACAGATTATCTTAAAAATAATCGTTATGGGTTAACAATAATGGGTTTACTTATGCTTTCATATTCTGCTATGACATACTTACGACCAAATGTAGCAGTTGGTGCATTCGTTTCATTAATAGTTTGTAGTATTATTATAATTTGTTGTCTTTAAAATATTTAAATAGTTATTATTATTATTTTTAATGGGTAGAAAAACTAAAAATAAAAATAATGATATACCTTTTGTTAGTGTTTGTACCCCAACATTTAATAGACGACCATTTATTCAAAATATGTTTAAATGCTTTAAGCACCAGGATTATCCTATGGATAAAATTGAGTGGATAATTCTTGATGATGGCACAGATCCTATAGAAGATTTGATTAAAGAAGCTAATATACCACAAATAAAATATATTAAATTAAATAAAAAATTACCTCTTGGAAAAAAACGGAATATACTTCACGAAAATTCAAAAGGTGATTTTATAGTTTATATGGATGATGATGATTATTATCCGCCATGCAGAATATCACATGCTGTTGATATGCTTCAAAAACATCCAAAAGCTTTATGTGCTGGTTCATCAGAAATCTATATTTATTTTAAACATATTAATCAAATGATTCAATTCGGTCCATATGGACCTAACCATGCGACCGCTGGTACATTTGCATTTAGAAAAGAACTACTAAAAGAACACAAATATGAAGACCATGCTGCTCTTGCAGAAGAAAAAGCATTTCTTAAAAATTACACCGTGCCATTCGTACAATTAGAACCAAAAAAAGTTATATTGGTATTTTCTCATATTCATAACACGTTTGATAAAAAAAAACTATTAGAAAATCCACATCCTAAGTTCGTAAAAACAAGCAATAAAACAGTTGATGAATTTGTAAAAGAAAATGACATTAAAAACTTCTTCTTGAATGAAATTGAAGATCTTCTTGTTAATTATAAACCTGGTGACCCAAGTATGAAACCAGATGTACTAAAACAAATAGGTGAAATTGAGGAAAAACGTAGGCAAATGTCAAGCAATAATAACAACGGTTCAATTGTTTTACAACAAGACGGAAAAGAACCTATACAACTTACACAAGATCAGGTATTACAACACCTAAATGAACAAAACAAGAAAATGCAGGAACTTGTAGAAATACTTAAACAACGCGATAAAACAATATCCATACTTCAAGAACAACTTAAATGTAATGAAACATCACAACCTTCACCTACATTTGTAAATGATGAAAGCAAATTAAATGAAAGCAATTTAAATGAAAGCAAATTAAATGAAAGCAAATTAAATGAAAGCAAATTAAATGAAAGCAAATTAAATGAAATTATTACTATGATTAATACTAATCATAAAGAAATAAAGCAACATTTAAAAACGGTTAAAAATAATGGACTATCAAATGATTTTAATAGTTTTAATTTAAAATTAAATTAAAAGTAACTTAATATACTTATATAATGGAGGATATTAACGAACTTTCAAAAACAGACTTTCTACAACCCAGTTCTAAAGTATACAGAAATACAGAAATGAATTTCCACTATTCTGATAGAGGACAAATCATTGTTAATGCATTTACAGGCCGAACATATCCGTTTAAAGTGGGTTCTATTCATGAGAAAAAACTATGGAGAGTCGTAATTCCGATTGTTAAAAATGATATAGTAGAATCTATGAAATTATTCTATGACAGTCCACACGAATACGAGTCACATCGCAATGTTATAGTAGATAATGCAATAAAACATCAATGGATTAATACATCATATGTAAATAACTCTCCAGAAATTATTACACAATGGCAACCAGAATATACTACCGTTAAATAAATTTTACAAACAAAACTCTATGTATCTAAATATACGATTTATATCCAATTCTGTTATCTCATAACAATCTATTAAATTTTGGGTTCCACCATTTTTTTTTAGGTACCAAAAATATCCTAACATGTCTTTTTTGTCTAAATTCAATTCTTGACATAAATTATGTATAAAAACTAAATTATTATATTCTGTAGAATATTTTGTTAGTACCTTGGTAAATCTGATATCTGTTTTCACATTACATTTATTATGCACTATATTATTATTATGCATAATATAGTTATTATACATGGTCTTTATAATTGATGTAATTTCATTAAATTGCCAAATTTGTTTTTGAAATGTTATTCTATCCATAAAATCAGCATAACATATATTTTCTAAAAACTTATAATATAAAATTATACCTTTTTCTATAGGTACTTTACTTAAACTATCTATTATATTTTCATGCCATAACAATCCAACAATTGTTCTGTCTGTATCACTTATCTTATATTGATGATCTTTTATTCTGTAATTGTTTTTAAATAAATCTTGTGTGACTTTTTTAACATTAGTATCGTCGCATACTATATTTAATATTAAGTCAAGCAAATTAGTGTTTTTCTTAATTATTGATAATATGTAATTTAGTTTTCTAATATCACAATCTATATAATCTATTAATTTTTCACGAGTTATTGTATCCAAATTAAAACTTTTACTTATTAATTCATCTATATCTTTACGTTTCGGTTTTTGTACTTCACATATCTCACACACTTTCATCAGTTCTTTATTTTTTTTGTCAACGTCTTTTTTACCTATAAATATAATTGGTAATTCAGACACCGTTTCTATCTTTTGTTTTTGTGTTTTCTTTATTCTTACTAATTTTATTAACGAATTTATTCCATTCTTATCATTTATATTTAAACTATCTATATCATCTATAACTATTATTATCTTACTTTCTTTTTTTGTAAAAAAACTTGTAACATTTATTGATGACATACCTTTGACATTAAGTAATTCTATTATATTTTTACTCCTATTATCATTAGTATCATATCTAATGATATCGTAATTAAGTTTATTTAATAAATTAATTACAAATTCAGTTTTACCACATCCTGCTTCTCCGCATACATACAATCCTTTGCTTTGTGATATATTTTTATTGTAAAAATTATTTAAAAAATTAATAACCTTATTTTTTTCAGATTCACGATCTATTAATCCTATATTCATTTATACTAAGTATTATCTATTTTTATGTTTAATTAAATAATTACTATAATTATTTTTAATTATGTTTATGCATTTTTGGGATTGATTATTTACACAATAATATATAATAAATTCAAGATAATTCTTGTAAGATGCTGTTTTATATATGTATTTCTTATATTTTATAAATTTATCTATGTTTTTTTTTAAAAGTAAATTAAGTATAAAATCGCTATCTTTTCTAACTAATCGTCTAATTGATGTCTCAGAAACTATATATTCTTTATTAATGTATTTATGAAATCTTGTTTTATCTACATTTTTTAACCATAATGGTTGCATGTAATCATATATATACATTTGTAGTTCTTCACATAATTCCATGTTAATGTATACTATATAGCATATATTAACATATTTCAATTTAAGTAAGTTATGTTACTTTATTAATAAAATCGGTATAAATATTGTCGGGAGATAATAAATACCCTGAATCGGTGCACTGTATATTACTATTGGTTATGCCATCCCAACTTATACCATTATGTTGAGCCCATATTTTTTTACCACAATGTGTTTTCCATAGACCGCTACCGGCTTTATATATTTCTTTTGATAGTAGTTCTCCGCGAGATATGGACGAGGTGTCCGCATTAGGTCCATCAATACCCCATGTGTATCGGTTATTATTAGCATCATTATAAGTTAAACTGTTATTATTATCATCACGTGATGTTAAATGAAAAATATCTTCACATTCTATATCGCCATCTGTGTCTCGTGTAGTTTTCCAATAATCTGGACAAGGTGTTTCTTCTGGCGGCCAAGTATTACTGGTTTCACTATAACTAAACATTATATTAAATAATATTAGTGTTATTACAAGAATTATCGCTCCAACTATTATTAAATATCTAACATAATCATCCATTATATAAATATTATATATTTTATTTATTTAATGATTTTTATAATACCTTTATATATATATGATGAATGGTAGAATTAATATAAATGACAGTAAAATTTCTAATAAAACTACAATGTTTCATAATATAAAAACTAATGATTGTTGTAGTTATGATGAAGCATTAACTGGAACTTTAGAATGTTCTCTTTTATCAAAAGCTTTTTTTTCAAAAGAAAATATGCAAATTATACAAAATTCAATAAGAGCATCGGTTTATGAAATGTCAAATAAACAACACGTTATAGCCCAACAAGATATAGTCAATTTAAAGATAATAATGCGAGCTATATATCTTCAATATACAAGAAACAACAAAAGTAATATAACACAACAAATAACAGATTTAAATAATATTATTGTTGAAAAATGTGTTTCTAAAATACTTACAGAATTAGATGCATACATTAAATACAAAAATGATGTAAGCACATTGGTTGTTCCCCTTGAGCGACCTACTCAAACTAATTACAAATATAAAACAAATGAATTCAAAAGATTTTTCTAAATATTAATATAGTATATGTATGAAATGGAAGAAATGGGAGAACCATTATTATCAAGCATACACGAATCCTATCCTAATCATAATCCTAAACCTGAAAACGATGAACCTTACCTAACTGCCAATACTATTAAAAAATGGAATGGTAATATTTGTGATTGTTTTAATAATATTTATCCAACTATGATATGTTCTTTTATAACACCATATGTCTACATATCTTTAATGTATGAGCATGTCACCGAGAGAAATTTCTGTTATAACAATCCATTATTTATATATTTAATGTTCAATGTATTTGGTTATTTTATAAGTATTTATTTCCGACGTATATCATATATAGTAATATATGGATCGCAAATATATATGTTTTGTGTTGCCAAAAACGTAAGAACAAACATAAGACTTTTGAAAAATATACCTGGTTCTAATTGCGAAGATATTTTTCTAACTATTTTTTGTAATCCTTGTTCTCTTTCACAGTGTGGGAGAACACTTTATGAATACGAATGTATATGCGATAATATATGCGATAAAGAACCAATATATGTTTAATTATTCTCTATATTTATAAATGGCTTTGTATAAATATTGTCCTTTATATCTGTTATTTTTAATGATTATTTTAATACCTATCATTAATAAACAATACAACTCTAAAAGTATTAAATCTTTATCATTGTCCATGTTTATATTGGCACTGCCTTTTTGGATATGGGCATTATATCATAATATTAATGGATACACTGATTTAGGTCTTATTTCATTCGGTGCTGTTATTATATCTTATTTAAAATGCAACGGGTATCTAGGTAAGATACCCGAAAATAAATTATGTAAACAACTACTCGCGTTTACATCTTTTTTGGTTATTTTAAATTATTCAATGGCTATCTATATTACAAAGAAATTTAACTATTATTATATCATTGCAACTATCGTTTGGACTTATGTATTGTTTATCATTATGGAAACCATATCATCTACTTGATACATAGTGTCGTTTTTGTCATTCTCTATGTAGTCATTGCTTTTATTACTTTTATCCTTATCATCGTCATCATCATTATTGCAGGCGGAAAACATACATCCACAAATTTTAATGTTTTCAGGTTCGTGTATCACATCACTTACCAATGTATCATACCTTAATTTTAAAGACATTATATATTATACAAATAATATCTTTATATATAAATGGTGCATCTTTATTCCAAAAAAAATATAATACAAACTATAGGTTTAGGATTACTGACATTTTTTATAACACCGTATATACTTGTTCAATTAACAGGTATTATAAATATTAAATATTTTAATGATCCATGCCAGATGGCTTTCAATATTGGGTTTTTATTATCTCTCATTTTATGGAACGTTTTTATAAAAAAAAATGTTTATAAATAATTCATTTCATTCATTCATTCTTCTTAATTTTTAGCTTTTTTGGTTTTGCTTGTGGTTTTGCTTTTGGTTTTGATTGTGTTTGTGCTTGTGCTTGATGAAGGCAAAAAATTAATAAATTCACAACAGTTTCAGGAAAAGAAGAAAAAAAGAAAAAATAAGAACGAAAAGAAGCAAAAGAACTAGAACTAGATAATACCATGTTTTATTTTTGTTTATCTGCGTTTTCTTGTGTGTTTTCGTCTGCGTTTTCTTGTGCGTTTTCGTCTGCGTTTACTTTTCCCACCGTTTCGGCTGATGGGCATGGAAGTACTGGGGTCTATTGATTTCTCAAAGTCGAGAATTTTTTCGATGATATCGGATTTGAGAGTAATACCTCGTACTTCTAAATCGTGTCCCGACTCCCTGTAGCCTTCAATTATATTTTTAAGTTCATATACCTTGAGATGCTGTAATTCTATCCTTCTTTTGTCTGTTTCCTCTGCTATATCGTTCATAATTTCCGCATGT